CAACATTCATGTTCGCAACATTCATGTTTTGAACATTTTGACCGTTGCTTCCAGGAAGGAATCCACCCCTTGTTGTCGCCATTTTGCGGGCCATAATCATTAGGCCCATAGTTCCACCAAAGCCACTGAAGGACCCAGCGAGCCCACCGAGTACTCCGCCAAGAACTTTTGCGGCAGATGTTAATCCAGAAAGCAAGCTATTAATGAATGGTAGAGATTTAAAGAATATTTCTCTGAACTGGCTGGCAACATCCATTATTGCACCAAGGAGATTCGCAACTCTTTGCCCAAATTCCTCTAGTGGTTTTCTATTTTCCTGAAGCTGCCTGTTGAAATCTTCCATGCCGCTTCCAATACGCTCGCCAAACATGGTAAATATCGGCTTTAGCGTTGCTTCTATTACTTTTGCACCCGCGATAAATGGACGTAGGCGATCAAGAACGATATTCCATCCGCGCTTGAATCTTTCCATCCATTCGCCAATTCCATCAAGGGTTCCCTTCGATCCAGGTAGCCATTTTCTTGTTAGGTTGACGAAGAAATTTGAGATTTTGTCTATTGCCGAAACAAGGCCGTCAAAGAAGTTTGATGCTCCGTATGCATCGATTTCTGCAGATAATCTAGTTAAGTCCCTTTGTATTATCTGGAATATTTCCTGCATTGCCTTCTTGGCTGGGGCCAAAAACTTTTGTCCAAAGTCAGCGAATTGCTCTTTTATGCTTGTAAAGAAAGCTTTTGCTTGATTTATTAGCGTGTTGTTAACTGCTTCGTACTGCCCAAATACACCACCAGCTTTAGCAAGCTCACCAGATGAAAGCATTTCCCTGAACTGCTGCTTCGACTTGACTCCTGCGTCTTTTAGTGCTTTCTCCATCTCTGGGCCAAGCTCTTTTGCGGCATTCTGAACATCAGCAAAACTCTTCTTAGTATCGTTAAGTACAGCTATTACTGCTCCTATTTTTTCAGCAGCAGCACCTGGATCCTGTCCTGCTGCTCCAAAATCAAGAAGTGCTTTAAAGACATTACGCTGACCAGCTATTTGGGAAGAGGTCATTGTCTTCGCCATTGCCGCATAAGCCTTATTAAGGTTTTGCGTACCAAGCATTGCAAGATTTGCGTCAGTTGAGTATGCACGCATTGCAACTCTTGTCTGATTTAGGCCAGAACCAAACTGACTCGCCCCTTTGCCTTTATATGCAAACATCGCAGCTTGCTGTTCGCGCATAGCTGCTGCAGCAGTCGATAGTGCCACGGCAATGGCCGCTCCACCTTGGGCAACAACTTTCATTGCTCCTGCGTAGGCTTTCATCAAGCCCTGTCCTATTGCAAATGAGGCATGTATTGCCAACATTGCAGCGCCCATGGCAGCTATCTGAAGCGTTGCGCCCTTGATGGCCAGCGAAAGGACCTTACTCAACATCTTTCCGCTTTTTTGAACAGCTTTATCAAAACCGTCAAAGTGACGCTTCATTTTTGTAACAGATTGATTGACTCTACGCTCCATTTGCGTAGATCCGCTGGCTAGCGCGAGTCGTTCTTCTCTGCGCTTGAATTTGTCAACTTCTCTTCCAGCAGAACGAAGACGGGCTACGAAACCGGCAATATCAGCATCAAGTTTAAATTCAACTTTTTCGGCCATTTCGCAACCCCACGATTTGTTTTAAATCGCGTGAGTGTAAGAAGCGAGCGCCTATTGAGAGGCCTTAGCCCGGCGTTCTTGCTCTTCGCGGTCGTTACTTATAACTTTAGCACAAGCCATCCTTATCAACCACTCATTCTCAGTACAGTCAAGTAGCTTTATTGGGTCTGTGCCAAATAGCTCTCCGAGCCTAGCTGCGCTAATTACTCGAGAGTCTTCAACTAGATCGTCGAAGACTCCTTCGTAGGGTCCACGGTCTCAACCGTATCTGAATAGCCAGCTGCATCAAGGATTGCAAGTGCTGCTGCTTCAATGTGTGGATCAACACCGAAGAACTCACGTACGCAATCTGGGAGAGGTCTTGTCGTATCTGTCATCTTGAGAACGAGTGGTGACGCGAATGTAAGTTCATTTCCATCGTCGTCAAATACTTCCTCGTTGTTCATGCAGATGCCGATTGTTGTATGGCCAATGACCGAACATGCGAAGCGAGTGCCGTCCATGCCATTTCTGGTGTCTTCACCAGCCTGCTTACGCCAGTTGCGCATCTGGTTTTGAGTAATATTTGGGCTGATTTTTAGTGTCACGCCAGGGCGTTCCGGAACGTCGATATAGACAATAGGTCTTTCAACCTTCTTTTCTATAACGCTAGAAAGCTTCTGCAGAAGTGTTTCCTCTTTGGGAGAGTCCTTGGCTGCAGTCTTTGCCGCTTTTGACGTATCTTCTGTTGAATAAAGTTGCGAGTTATCGTTCATGCACGAAAACCTAGCACAGCCAATTAAGGCCGTATTGCAACTAGTTATTTACAGATTTAGTCTACGTCTTCTACTGCGAATGTAAGAGCAAAGGTCGCTGGGGCGCCAGATGACGAGTCACCATCTGGTTCTGTTATTCCAACCAGAAGTGCATTTGTGTAAGTTCTGTCAAGGCCTGGAACAGCAAGATCGCAGTCATACGTCTGGACGGTAATGTCGTAGCGAGCTCTACCAACGAGCGGACGTAGCTTAGCGATCTTGTCAGCTATGCCTGTTGCCAGTTCAGAAGGAATTCTGTCATCGTCGTAGTGCGCTGTCAGCGTTATGTCGCCTATTTCTGATGGCGCGCATATTACTGTCGGTCTTGTCGCCTTGCCCTCGTAGATCTTCTCTACAGAAGCAGTGATTTCACCTCCGGAGACCTGAGCAAAGTAGAAGTTTGTCCATTTCGGCGCTGGGTTATTAGCACCTGATGGAGAGATGCTCCCAAGTACTTGCCTCTGAGATACTTTTGCCATTAGTCATTCCTCCGTTATTGAACAACGCTTGCTGTAAGGTTGGACTTGACGATTTCAACTTCGATCTTGTCCCCGACGCTGCTGGCCCTGATGCCAACTTTTGCCTTGACTGTTCCACCGGCAAGCTGCGAGATTGGGTTCAGCGCAGCATCGCAGCGGACTGTGAAGCCAGGGTCGATTAGTCTTCCATTCGAGTCATACGACGGGAACAGCGCTCCAGCATTTCTTAGCGGTACGAGTACCGAAGTCAGTCTAGATGCAATCAGTGAGTAGATTGTCTCGCGACCATCAATTGGGCTGAAGACAAGATCCTCAAGTGTTCTCTGCGAATCAACAACGACAGTGTTAACAATGTCTTGAGTTGTTATATATCTGAAGTTGTCGTCATCTGAGGACAGCGAACGAGCACCGTAGATCCTGACAGAGTTTTGGATGATGCGGATTGCATTAACTCCAGCCTCATCAAGTGCGTCGCCAGATGTCTTGTTGAGATCAGAAGCAACGCCAGTGACGAAGAGGCCAGCAGAAATGAGTCCAGCAGGAGCGATGTGCGGTCCTGTCTGGTTGTGAGCAAGTGCTCGCTTTGCCGCAACATAGCCATCCGGCGGAATTCTGCGTGTTACTCCATTTACTGAAGTTGGAACATCGATCCATGGGTAGTAGATTGCCGCATGCTCTGAGCCTGCTTCTGCCTGGATTGAAGATGCCTTGCTTATTGCTTGAGCTGTTGTATCAGCAACGCCTGAGTGCAGAATTGCAATTCTATTGTAAGAATTTGCGTGAGCAACAAGAGCTTCAGAAGCTGTGTAGTTCGTATTTCCTGTTGTATTTTCTACATCTGGGATGCAGACAGATCCAGTTCCAAGAGCATCGTTGAATAGCTCAAGGGCGGCCGTGTAGTCAGCAGTTACTACTGATGCATGATCTGAGTCTCCAGCACTGAATGCTGAAGCTGCAAGAGTTGCCGGATTTGTAACTGTTCCAGAAGCAGCTGTTGCTGTTACGTACTTTGAGGCAATTGGGCTTGTATTAATTCTGCCAACAGCCTGCGATGGTGATGTAACTGTACCAGTGTTGTAAACGAGTGCATCCTTGTAGTACAGCTTAACTCTGAAGCTAACTGATGCAGTTACGGTCTCAACAGCAACATCGAGATCCGCGCTCCATGAGCCTGCTCCGTTTGCGGTGAGGCCCATTACTGAGGAAGAAGCTTCGCCACCCGTACCAAGAAGGACCTTCGTGCCTGTCGTGGCGCCATCGCCAACAACTCTGGCCACATAGCACTGCGTGCCGCCTTCTTCGAAGAATGTTTCAACCGTTGGGTGAAGATATGAGCTTGAGATAAACTCACCAAAGTTAAGTTCAAAGTCAGCAAGGCTCTGAATGAGCACTGCTTCGTCCGACGGTCCACGCTCGGCAAGACCAACGACAAAAAGCTGCGAAGATTCGCGTACTGTCGTTGATGACGGGCCAGTTCTTACAGCTGTTGAAATTACTACGCCTGGCATAAGACCTTCCTGTGGATTATCTCGTGGGTTTCATTCCCGGCTAACGTTTTCTATTGTACAGATGATGGAGGTTTAACTAATGCAACTGTATAAAAAGATTGTGCGTAAATAGTTAAAATATTAATCAGCTGTGAGTTCAGGTATTTCCTGGCCAGCGCCCGCAGAAAGAACCTCTAGGTCTATTTGAGCGACTTCGCCTATTGGCCTGCGGGAAACTATTTCGTCAATTTCCAATGTGTAGCCGATATATGCTCCGGCCATCATCCTGTCGCCCTTTAATAGCGTTATATCTGAAAACTCTTCTGACATTGACGCTTCATCTATGGCTGCTTTAAAGCTCACCCTTTCGTCATAAGCATTTAGGCATGGCCTATCTAGGAGTGCCGCTCTATGTACGGTTGTTAAGCGGTCGCGCATCAGGGTGACTTCTTCGTTGCCCTCTGCCCTTGCCCATATATATGTACGCATGTTGTACGCAACCCTGTACAGCGGGTCAGGTCCAGCCATTCCAAGTCTTGAGAATGCCCGTGTTGATATAGCAACAGTTATAACTGTTGGCCACGCATCTATTGCCAGTGGCTCATATGAAATAAATTCCTCTGGGGTTGGGAGTCTCTGATCGTCAACCTGCCAGCCATTTCTGTAATCAACTAATCTGACCGGAATATCCTGGCTTAGGTAGTCGGTTACGTACTTTTTTGCAAAATGAGGCCCATGCATCAATGGGTAAGTTGGCTGGGTTGTCACTTAATTACTCCATTTGCGACGTATTTTTCCATCTTGTCAGCAATATCGTT